GACGTTGGGGTCAAATGTCCGAGGAATAGCCGCCATCTCGTCTTGATTGAACACTCCAGAGGATTGAACTTGAGCAAGAGCACTTGGCATCAGTTTGTCAGCTTCAGCTCGAGCGAGTTGTTCAGGCTTACCTTCTTTCAATGCTCTTTGATAGGCGTTCCAAGCAGGGGTGGCTGCCTCAGCAATTACCTTTTGCTTCCCTTCTTGGGTCTTCAGGACGTCTAATCCAGCTTGGGCCGTAAAGTGCTTTGCCTGAGCCGCATTCTTATCCAGGTCACTGAACTGCTTCATCAGTTTCATACCGACCTGAGGGGCCTTCTGCATGATATCAACCAAAGCAGCATTTCGTCCCTCAGCGGTGCTGAAATCTGCTCCCTTGAAGGCTTCAACTTCAGCCTTTCGTTCATCAAGGGCCAATTGACGGGCCTGATTCTCCTGCTGGAGACCTTGTAGTTGTAAAGCCTTACCAGTCATTCCCATAACGTCAGGGGCCTGGTATTGCTGTACTTGCAGGGGGATAGAAGCATCAATAGGCATGTTAACCTCCTCCCGAGGAATTATCTACACGTCCAGCAGAGTTCAATGCCGACGTAATTTGCTGCTGATTCTGTGAAGCCCAATCGTAGTACTGACGAATCGTCTGCCAATCGCTGGGACTAAAACTACCAGTGGGATTGGTTTGATTGTAGAAGTTAGCTGCATACTGATCCCACGGTGTAATGGCACCAGCCACCCTCTGTCCTGACGATTGATCCCATTGCCAAGGCACGGGGCCAGTGTAGGAAGCAACCCCAAAACCAGGACTTAGACCTGTACCCCCTGGAGCACCAGCTGCCTGAAGGGATGGGATAGCTTCAGACATTAAGCTGCGAAGTCCACTAGTTACTTCACTTGGACTGGTTCCACCAGCATTAGCTAATAGCATTCCACCAGCGAACAATCCCAGAGGGGCAGCAAATCCTGCTGCTGCACCTAAACCTGCTGCGCCACCTCCACCACCCCCAGCTCCTGCACCAGCCGCTGCACCTGATTCTGCGGCACCAGCCCCTGCGGCTGTGGCGGTGCCTCCGTTAAAAGACGAGATGAGAGCGTCAAGTCCTGCTTGAGTAGAAGGCCCGTATGTACCTCCGATGGACATTCCCAGAGCATCCCCTAGACCCCCAGCAGCCCCAGGACTAATCCCAGACAGAAGGTCACCCAAGCCAGCCCCTAGGCCTCCTCCACCACCCCCCATTAACCGATAGGCAGACAGGAGGTTACTGATATTTCCCATCCCCCCAGTCAGAGCGTTGGTAGCCCCAATGCGACCTGCGGCAGCTGCATTTCCTGCCCCAAGGATATTGCCTCCTAGAGCGCCACCCAGCCCAGAGTAGAGGTTTGCAATATTGGTCCCAGCAGTTCCAATCCCACTGGCTAGACCAGAGGTTGCAGTTGCACCTTGACCTGCCTGCATTCCCAGGGTATTCAGGATGTTGGATCGGTTCTGGGCATCCGCCGTGGCAGCATTTTGGTAAGCCTGTTGGTAATCCTGACTTGCCAATCCCGTGCCGTAAGCTTCAAGATCCTTAATCGTATTGGGGCTAAGCAACATTCCCTTAGCAGCAGCATTGTTTTGGATAGTACCAAGTCCTTGTTGCAATGCGAATTGGTATCCCGGACTTTGCTTATACTGGTCAGCTGTGAAACTGAATGGGGTAAACAGGTTTGATAGGGGGCCACTGGTAGCAGCTCCCAGGGTAGTGCCCCCGGGGAGAGCCGTTTGGGGGAGTCCCAGTCCGGCTTGCAGGGCCTGTTGAGCCTGATTTCCTACCGTGATTTGGGGGTTAAGCAGTTGGGCCAGACTCCCTACCATCTGGTTTTGAGCCCCAATGGCCTGACCAGTTGTACCTTGCAGGATTTGATTGGCCTGATTGGCTGCCCCAATCTGGGCACCAGCTGCTCCTTGAGCCCCAGATGCCCCGATGGCAGCCCCACCCAGTGACCCGATAAGTCCTAGAACAGAGGGGTCTTGATATTTACCGAATGCGGGACCTCCAAAAGGGTCCCCCATCGGGTTGTCCTGATACCAGGGATGATTCCTAGACATAGTTACACCTCACGCATTCCATGGTAATTATCCCTTCCCGTATCACTTTATTCTCGAAACCGAGACGATGGCAGAACTTAATCCCTCGGTCATTGTGTACGTGTACCTGGGTGACAACCTTCCCATACTCTTTCAGGATTTCCCCTATCGTTTGACGGATGGCCCTTCGGATACAGTTTCCTTGTTTAATGAACCCCACATGGAGCTCATTCCCTTTTCTTATGGCAGTCCCGATCAATTCTTTACCCTCATGAATGGGGATAATTTCCCATCCATCTAGATAACCTTCAAACTCTTCAAAGGAAAAATCCGCTTTATCCTCAATTGATTTGTACAGGCATTGTTGAGGCGTCATCATGATTTTACCAGAAAATCATCGTGGGGTGCCAGTAGCATCTACCCAAACATTGGGTCCAGTGGACCTAAGCCAGATTGGATATCCCAGGGTTGTGCTGAAATATCGGCGACCTATCCAAAGATCTGTTGTAGGACGACTGGCATCGGGTCCAGCATCTTGAATACTGAAGCAGCAGATAAAGACTGCTCGGAACCAGCCAGCCCACCACTTCTGAATACTGCCTTGCTTATCAAAGATCTGACCCTCTGGGTTCTCCGTGATAATGGCCATTATTAACCTCCTTGATTCTGGTTATCTGTTCCTAGTCTCGGGACAATACCGCCACCGGAGAGAACGAATTTTACGGGGTCAGTCATCTGGAACTTAAAGACAAAGTCTCGTCCCGACCCTAGTCGTCTCCAGATAGCCCGATGATCCTTATACTGTCCAACAGCACCAAAGGGTTTCCATCGCTCAATGCCAAAAGTTCTGCCATTGTCTTTAGAGACCTGCATCATGATTTGGGGGAGTGATCCTTGACCGCTTTGAAGGCCTACCCCTGTTTCGAGATCCAGGAAGAGTTCATCGATCCCCAGGATGTTGTAGTCCTGGTATACATGCCTCGTTTGAAGTATACGAGGAATGGTGCTACCATTATCGGTGTAGGCAATCGAACTCAACTGATAGACTCTCCCTGCTTGGAAGTCCCCACAGTAAAAATTACCGTTAAACCCAACACCCAAATTGCAGTAATGTCTACCAATCAGACCCACCCCTGTTTGGGCTTCTCCCCAGAGTTTAGTGGTATTATCGTAGATAAAGGTCCTCCCAGCTGTTGGGAAGGTAATCTGGTATACGATATGGCCGTCATCAACATACCCCATGGCTACTGCATCCGAGGTTGTTGAAAACTGGTTAATGATGAAATCAAGGTCAGGGGTAGAGATTCGAGCAGGGGTATATCCCTGGAGCATGAATACCGAGACCTGTCCTTGTTGATTTTGACCCAAGAAAGCAATGGTATCTTCCACGGGTGCAATTGACCACCTTGCAGCCAAACCATAGGGACTTGCGGATTGTTTAAGTACTGAGTAAGGAAATCCCGAACCCCCAACATTTTGCCAGAATTCCAGGGCAAGGGAACCGAACAAGATAACCGCACCGGCCAGAGCGAAGACCCGGATCAGTTGATTCGAACTTGTCGAAAATGTACCGAAATCGGTAGCTGACCAGGAGGTGCCATCAAAGGCTGCACTCTTCCAGAATCGACCAATATTGGTTGGATCGTCTACCAGAAAATACCCCGAGTCAAAGGAACAAGTGATAGCATTCTGGGGGAAATTGGCGTTGGCAATTTGGGTCAGGACATTGGTTTGAGTATTGAAAATCCAACCCTTGGCACCATCCAGGATAAGCAATTGGTGGCCACTACCGTTGTCTTCCATGGCCACAATGTTAGTCCCAGCGGTAATAGCTCCCCGGTTCGTGGCAACCCCGTTTTGATCGATCTCCAATAACTGATTAGTAATGACCACGTATAGTCTGGAATTAGCCACAAAAGTGTGCATTCCTCGCACACCTCCCAGAATGGCACTTTGGTCACTGAACAGGATTGTCCCAGGGGTTCCTCGGATAATTATCTGTTGTTTGTCCCCATCCTCCCTCATTTCGTACAGGCAATTCACCCGACGTTGAGCCGTTATGATGGCGGACTCTCCCGTCACCCCCTGACCGAATAAAGGAAGGGATTTCATTAGTCATCCCCCGATTGGAAGAACAAGGAAGAGTTTTCTGGTTCCTTGTGCCGAGCAATAGACAATGACTCGGTGTAATTGTCCTGCATTAAAGATGTCCAGGGCATATTAAACATTGGAGCAGATCGCTTGGACAATCCCCAGCACAGGGGGTCAAACCACTCAGCCGGGTATTCAGGGTTGTCCGTTGGGTTCACAAATACCTGGATTTCCTCCAGATAAGTGAGTACAATGTATCGAGTCACATCTTGAGCTGCAGCTACATCAGTGAAAAGTTGAGAACTACTTAGGTGCCATTCGTAATAAATAGAGGTGGGGTCAGAGATATTATTCAAGTCTACTTTCGACGGGAGTATATCATAGTCTTGAGTAGATACAAAAATTCTTAGTGGGGTGTCTTCGTTACTATTACTACTATCTCGAAGAACGGCAGCTTCAATGGTCAGGGGGTTTTGAGCAACAGTAGTGAAATCATAAGCCACTGCCCCAATCGATACGGCTGCTGCTAAGTTAGCCCCAAGCGTGATTACCCCTGTTCCTGAGTTATAATTGGAGACTGTTGTCCATTGAATATCACCGTTACCGCCCCCTCGGTTAATTTGAATCCCGATGTTATCGCCAATGACAATTCCAGTGGTACCAGGGGCAACGGTAACAGTATTTGTTCCCGCGGCCGAAGCTAAAGTGGTGACTAATCGAGTAAAAGAGTTCGTCCATCCTGTAGCATCAGGGCCAACCGTATATTGCCCGGTGTTGTTGTGAAGGAATAGAAATCCTCTCTTTCGGGTCCAGGTTTTCAATCCCGGGGCAAAATCTGCCTTACCCATCCACTGCTTAACCATCATGTTAAGCTTAAGGGCCATGTCAATGGTTTCTTGGGGAGAGGGAGATTCCCCTTCCCCCAATTTACCGATGTTTAACATTGCCTGGCGGATAATATCGTCCCGCTGAACCGTTAGAGTATAAACGCCAGAGGTAGTCATTTTAGGTACCTACTTGCTGGATTAATCGATTTGTGAGACCATACATGATACGATCAACTTCCTGCCACACTTCCTCAGCCGTAATGTCTGCCTGGCATTGAGCTGTTCCGCTTTCCTCATGTTTCTTGCAGAAATCCCAAGAGTAATGGAGAGCATGGCAAGCTGTTACTTCATTCTTACCTCGACCAAAACACTCAGTCTTATCAGACCAGACCGCGATAGTATGCTTCCAGTCTCGAGTCAGGTTTTCCCAGGTGGAATGAGAAAGCAAGCAAATCTTCCAGCAATCCATACCGGAGGCTGCATTCAACACCCCAGTTTCGGAACCGATAACCAGGTCCGTCTGATCCAAGAAGGCCAGGGTTTGTCGAATGTTCCACTTACCGCAGGTCCTATGGACTCGAGGTTCGTTCTCCCACCCAGCCTCGAGCATGGCGGCTTCAGGACCCCCAACGAGCATAACATCGGTATCGGGATAAGTCAGGAGGATGGCCGCAATGATATTGTCCATCCCAGCCCAGGTCTTATGGACTGCACTACCAGCCAATGACCACATGACAACTTGCTTTCCCTTGAGTTTTTCTCGTTCTTTACGGGCCCACAGTTTCTCTTCGGGGGTGGGATAGAACTTCACTTGGGGTTTATGAGGGACTCCTGCCAGCTCGTGTTGGAATTCAACATAGTTCTTGTTCATCCGGTCATGACGTACCTTGGGACTCCAGAACCGTGGAGCTCGATCCCACATGGCCAGGAGAGTACCTTCAACGGATTCAGAGAGATTGATGAACTTGTCATACTTTTTCTTGTGCCAATCCCAGAATTCCATCAAGTTACCATTTGGTACTTGATCCTTGTCAAGAATCATGAAATGGTCAATATTGGGGTCATGAAGGACTACATCCACCCCAGGAGGTGAGCACATGAGGGTGACTTCATATCCCTCGTCCTTGAGTCCGGCAAACACACTTGAGGCTTGCATCAAGTCCCCGTAAGCCCCAAATCGAACTACCATTGCCGTTTTTTCAGGTACTTGTTTCTGATAACTGAAGGTATGTCTAACACCAGGAGCTTTAACCAACTTCTTGTAAATTTGCAAGAATGAGTATTCTTTACCCTCACCCCGAGTCTGGTTTTCAACAAGGTCCCAGGGAGCAAGATTCCACATCCACTCCTCAACCATTCGATTGTTCAGATTCCATTTGTGGTCGGGGTTAGCCCCATCCTCTCCCATCTTAGGGTAATAGTCCTCATGGGGGAGATAAAGAATCAAATAACCGCCGGGTTTGACCAGTCGATACCATTCTCGGAGACATTCTTCGGGATTTACCATGTGTTCCAGGAGGTGACTGGAATACACAAAATCGAGTGATTGAGAGGCGAATACGGACAAATCGGAGGCTGTTTGGACGAAGATATCCGGCCGGATGTTGTAACCGAACGCGTTATGATGACAATTATCCACGCTGATTACGTGAGGGAGAACCTTGAAGTCTCCCGCTCCCAAATCTACTCCACGACCCCTTAGATAGGGGGTCACTTCCCACACGATTTTCTTTGATTCATTACCTTGAGAATCTTCTTTACGCCATACCATGGTCATAGCCTCACAAATGTCTTGTTACATTTAGTATGAAGGAGTAGTTGATCTATACTGAATCGCTCATTCACCGCCTTGGCTGCCCCAGCCAAACAATAGTCATCAAACCAAATCACTGTCCCCGATTGACACTTAGGGATGAGATAGTCAAATGAGTCTTTGTAGGATTGATACTGGTCACAGTCCAGGTGGATGAATGCGATTGGTCCCATCTCAATGGCTGACTGAGGAAAAATCCCCTGTATGACATGAGCATAAGGAATCGCATCCCTGACAGCCTCAAAGGTGGTATCAGAAAAATCCCCCACCCGATGATTGTCAAGTCCTTCTTGAGTATAGGGGATACCTGTAAAGGTATCGTAAAGATAGATTTCCCTTCCCTGCATCTCTGCAATTTGAGAGAGTAGCCACCCCGTGCCTCCCTTATATACTCCTACCTCAACAAAGCATCCAGAAGGAGTACCTTTACAGGTTTCGGCCAAAGCGCTTAGTACATCATCACCTACCAGGGTGGGGAGCATAATTCACTCCATGGGAAGACGCCAGAAGGTATTGTCTCGAATCTTGTAGCAGGAAAGCTTCATTTCCGCGGCCGCATTCTTGACATTGTTCCAGGGGAGACCAAGGGTTTCAGCTTCCTTGAAAAGATCATTCCGATTCATTGGACCTTCAGCAAGAACTCGTTGAAGGTATTCTCGAGCATTTTCAACGTTGGAGGTGGGATCATTGTATCCCTCCTCCTGAATCTCTTCACGGTCACTTTGCTCTGCGTAGGACTTTCCTGCCCCATCGTAGAGTGTACCACCTTGTTCAAATTTTGCCCAGGGGTGGCCCCAAATTGTTCCATAGGACTTGGTCTTGTCAAGCATTTATTTTCTCCTTGAGGTAATGCAATACTTATTATATCACAACTGAAGGTAGAGATCAATACAACTCTGACCAGGTAATAGCCCCCGCACAATTAGCCGTACCAGACATTGAGGTTACTACGAGACTAATGGTGTCCTGAGTATTCTGCAGGGATGAATAGACAACAGGAAATTGAGACAGGATATTAGCTGGAATAGACCCCGTACTATTAGCCCCGTTCCCAGTAGCTGTCAAGTATCCAGAAGTTACCATCGCACCCCCCGAGATGGCCGTAGCTGAAATATCAGAGTTTGCAATACTGGTAGGTCCTACTGATGAGAAACTAGCCCCAGTCAAAACCCCATTCTGAATAATCTCGAAGAACAGATTAGCATCAGTGATCAGACTTAGAGTGTTTCCAATAATCTGACCGAAGTTTCGGTTGACCCCATTAATAGTTAGGGTTTTCGCTTGAATACTAAAAATTGGTCGACGGGTGGTGGCTGCTACCAGGGAAGTTCCTCTCCCCGCTGAAGTCAAGAATGACACTGCCTGTTCAGTGGCCCCCTCGGACATGACATTGGCATTGTAGACCGTAAATGAGGTCGATCCAGCCACCCCACTGAGGTTTACAATTTCTTGGCGAACAGTAAGATTGAGGGTCCCAATACTCAGGGGCATGGGACTATTTGTTCCTTCTAACACATGAACAAGGTTAAACTGAGCCCCAAGATATAAGTAAAATCGAATCCCTAAGGATCCGAAGAAATCCATCCGTAAATCCTGACTAGCCAGGGGATTGAAGACCAGCCCACTTGGGCCAGTGCCGTCCATTTTATCGAAATTCCACTGAGATTGGGGCGTTGGGGTATCAACACCATTATTACGTGTCGTCAGATTGATTACAGACCCGTTTTGCTCAATGAAAGCCCCATTATTGGCATCAAAGAACCCGTTTTTCTTAGAAACTCCATCCACCCCCTGACCAAAGTTGAAACTTGCACCAAAAAAGATGGGTTTTCCAACTTGATAGCGGATATAATAGCGAGAAGCTCGAACCGCTGAGGCATTAGCCAATCCCCCACCAGTTGATAAGGTAGTAGAACCGCCAACAAAATTATCCGTAAGAGTACCGGTACCAACCGTTAACTTATCCCATTTAAATGGGTTAGTACCATTCTGGTTATTGTGTTCAAAGAGGGTCAGGGGGGTGCCTACTCGAGACCTCCCCGCGGGATCTATCAGGGGGTTTGGGATATATCCCCCCTCCAGTCCAGGTTGGATGTATGGGGCGACGGGTAAGGGCATCTTGACCCCTATAAAAAGAGGCCCCGAAGGGCCAATAGGAGAAAATTACTACAGGAGATTACTCCCGATCCAGGTAGTTGTTCCGTTCAACGAACCCTTGCTCCTGCTCAGAATCACCATAGGCAATCCCATAGAACAGGTCGATGTGCTCACCCGTATACTGGTCATCCGTACCGGACATCTTGGCACGACTATACCCCTTCTTCAGGAAGTCCTTGTCGTTTTTGGTCACGTCATTGTGGCCATCCAGGAAGTACGGCATCTCAGGAGTTTCCCGACATTGGTTGGTAATGTCCATACCGGGGGGCATTTCATTGAACTTGCCATCGGTTTTTTGAGCAGCTGTCGAATTGTTGTAGGCCATCTCGCCTTTGGTATCTCGAGCGGACTCAAAAGATGCCCACGGTTCATTGCCGGTATCTTTGCCGGGGAGGGTAATTTGGAAACGTTCTTTCAAAGACATGATTTACTCCAAAAAAGGGGACCGGAGTCCCCCTTCAAGATGTTGCTCAGGATCAGGCACCCTTCTTGAGGGAAGGCTCCCAGCCATCTCCAGGATACGAGAGGTCGGTGATTTCCTTGTACGGCATGTCTCGCATGTCGCAGTTTTCCTGATTGGTGATATCCATGCCAGGAGGGAGATAGTTGAGCTTCAGGTTTTCACCGTATCCCATCCCCTTCTTGACAATGTAACCCTCGGTTTCGAAGCCGGAGTATTCACCAATGTCGTTGGTCTTGGAGTCCATGCGGTCAATACGACCGTAGTCCTCCCGGGTCTCACGAGGATCAGCGAACTTGTCCGGTTGAGCATTACCCTTGAGTTGACCTTCGTCATGCTTATTGAGGCCAGCCTTGGGGAGCTTGGGTTTGACAGCCATGATTTACTCCTTACGTAGTAACGTTAGCCAGGGGTTGGACCAGTTGCTCAATGGCACCGTTATAGGCCACAGTCGCATCCGTACCCTTCTGAACCCAGAAGGTATCACCCTGAAGCTGAAGCTGAGCGGTACCTGGGACGGGGAGGGACTGGAACGCAGTTGCGCCCGAACCAAACGTACCAAGGGCCGTTGTGGTGGTAGTCGTACCGCTGATGTTAAGCAAGTTAACAATGTCGTTGGACGTACCAGCCGTGGAGGGTTTCATGATAACGGACTTCAGGAGGAAGTTCGTCCATGCAATATGCTTGAGGCCAGCTGTGCTCGCACCGGTGAGGGTAGCAGCAGCTGTCACTACCTCCAGGGGGGAACGGGCCAGATATGCGGGGTTGTCATACCCCATGCTTTGAGTTGCCATGATCTAACTCCAATGTAATAATGCGGACCTCTCCCGCGTTATGTGTTTAGGAGTGGGGGGAGAAGGTCCCCCACAACAAGTCAGTCCGGCTTCTTAATCTTGCCATTCTTGGACAGGGTGGTTTTCTCAGCGCTTGTGGGAGCAGCTTGGATTCGAGCATGGTCTGGCAAGTTATCATCAACTGCCAGACCAGCCCCCTTCGCATACCCCAACGTATAGATTGCCCTCAGCGCCGCGGAGTGACCATTCCCCAAGAATTGAGCGTAAGCCGATTCAAGGTCAGAATTAGTCATACCCATTGCCTTAAGCCTGGCTGTCCCACTTCACAATACGAGCATTGCCTGGTGCCGAAGTGCTGGCATGGACGATGCCAAAACCTCCCAGGTAGTACCACGCAACACCCTTGGAACGACCGTAGTCAGTCGGGATCTTCCCTCGAATTTCTTCAGGGACAGTGATGGCCTCAGCCACAGTGTCATTCCCGAAGAAGAAGATCCAGTCGGATTTCCCGTTGGTCCAGGTGGTTTGAGTGATACCGTCAGTGCCAGTACCCTTGGCAATGTTGGTCTGCTCAACGTAGCGCACGTTCTCGTAACGGCCAATCTCACCATTCATGATGAGCTTGAAGCCAGTGTCCGAGTATTGGTGGATGGTTTCCAGGTTGTTCTTGAACGAACGCAGGGTGGTCGGCCAGGCCAGGGCATAGTAGTCATCGCCCAGGTAAGCCGGAATGTTACGTTCCTTCATCGTGTCAACAATGGACTTGGCGTGCCCGTTGTTGTAAGCGATGGAGTTGGTACCAGTCACCGTGCCGTTGGTGTACAGCGTGATCGCTGCAGTATCCGTACCACCCACAGGGATAGCGCGGAGCAGGGTTTGATTGAATTGGGTCCAAGCTTGGCGGTCGAACGTCTTGACCGCGTCATTCTTGAGAACCTTTTGAATCAGCTCCATCACCGGGAACTTGGACAGATTGTCCAGCTTACCCGAGTAAGGAACCGAGTTGCCCAGTTCAGTCACAGTCAGGGTACCCTGAATGATCGTGAAGTTGGTTTCCGGCATGGTGTTCGTTTCATTGATCACCCCACCGGCGGTTGCCACGTCCGAGAAGACGTCCCAGGTGAAGATATCACCCTTCTTCTTCCCTTGCTGAGACGCATCGCGGACGTCGCAGAACTGACGGAATTTGACCAGAGGCTGCACAGCCATGCGCAGCACATTCGAGAGTTGGCGGCTATACATGAAGCCACCGAGGCTATTCACAGCCCAGACCTGACCCGCCATTTTATCACCTCATTCAAGTTAAGACCGAAGCCATTGGGGTCCTCCCCGTTGCTTGGCCATGTTCGCAATCGTGTCCGATACGGACTCTTCCTCGTCATCTTCCACCGGAACCGCAACCTTGGATGATGCTGGTTTTGGTACCGAGGGAGCGGCTGCTTTGCGGGCTTTCTTGTCCGGCGCAGTTTCGACCTTCGTTTCTGGGGGATCGGTGTTAGTTGCCTCGGGCTGTGGGGCCTTCGACCGGACCCAACTACGGATCCCTTCACCGATATCCTTGTACCGCTCAACGTATGGACGTTGATCCCCCTGGCTTCTCATGATATTATCTTGTTGAATAGCCAGTTGAGTCAAGAGCGGATCAGAAACAATGTCCTGATACTGCGTGGAAAACCACTTCGTAGCATCCTGGAAGGTGAGCCGTTCGTCAATCGTGCGAGCCAGATCGTCCGAAGATGGACCTGTTGAACGAAGCTTGCGAATCGCTGCTACTGCTTCCTCTTCACTTCCCATTTGGATGGCGCGGGCAAGCCCTACTTCATCCATTTCCTCAGGCTGAGCTTCCTCGGCCTTCGGGGTCTTAGTGAGACTTCGTGCATCTTGATTGAGTCGGGCAGCTTCCCTCAGATAGTCATCAGCAGACTCGACCTTTTGGGCTGTTGCGATCAACTCATCAACACTAACCTCTTTCTGAACCCCATTTACTGTAATTTTATACTTTGTTGGCGGATCTGTCAACCCCGTTGCAGGTTTTTCTTCAACAAGAGCAACTTGTTCTTCAGTCTCTTCCTCGTGCTCCTCGTCATCCTCATGATCAGTCTCATGAGTCCCTTCTTCTTCATCATCTTCCTCACTTGCCTCAATGGTAAAGTCAGTGGTATTACCCTCGTCATCTACCTCAAAGAATTCTTCCGCCCGAGCTTTGTCGTTGCCGTCTGCAATTTGATTATACATTGCCAGACGCTTGTCATTCTCAGTGCCAATCACGTTGCCGCTATCGTCGGTTTCGACTTCCGGGGCAACCTCAACCTTTTTCTTGCGTCCCATTTTTATTTACTCCTCTTCAAGTTCTTCAATCAGGTTTAGGGCCCGGAGACCCTCCTCAACAGCATCAACTAGCCAAGTCCTGATTGACTCAGCTCGTTTCATGTCAGACTGGTACTTCAACAACTCTTCAGCTGAACAATCCCTCAGGGCTACTATTGCATTTGCCAACTCCTTATCAGCCTTGCCAAGTAAATATTTTCCAATATCAGATGAGAGAAAGTCTTCAATCTGTTTACCAAGTACAGCCTTAACCCAGAGGATCTCAGTATCATTTTCCACTTTGTTTCTTCCCTTGTTGACTTGATAGATGTTTGAAGACCTCGAGACGAGCGTTTTGATCCATCTCCTTCAATGCACGAAGGTGCGTGATGGTGTTCCGTTCGTTCTCTGCTTTTTGTTTGATTTGCTCCTTGATGAGGTTGGTCTGATTGGTTTCTCGTTTCCCCTGCAGATTGACCATATGACCCGTTTGCTTCTCTTTCACCTTCGCCTGCAATTGTTGGATCATTGCCATGGCCTGTTGAAGCTGTTGAGTCATCACTGCTACCTGAGGATTGTCTGTGGTAAAGAACCTCGAGGCGTCATCATAACCCAGATACCCGAAGATTTCCTTAGCCACCTCCTGAAGATTGACCCCAGGGATGGGTCGCTGAGTCATCTGAGTAAAGGTACTCATCGCGGTCAGGAACTTTTGAAGTTTCAGTTGTGGATCAGTAGCTCCCATCCCCACATTGATGGTTAGAGTCATCTCCTTCATCAGGAGTTCGTCGGTTATATTGTCCATCCCGAACTTTTGCCACAGCTTTGCCTTCTTTCCGGCAATAGCTAAGACCGTCGCATCGGTTTCATAGTGTTGTTCCAGGAGGACGATTTGCCTCATCACGGGTTGAACGAAGGTCTCATTGAATGTGCGAAGCAGATATTCTGTCAAACTACCCGTCGAACTGCTCAAAATGGACATGTTATGGGCCGGCGCATTCATATTCCGGTCCATCAACAGGCTGGAGGATGAAAAATTCCCCAAAAGCTCATTCATGTCATTGTCAATGCGCTTTTGTTCCTCATACGAACTCGAAGTAACATCCTGCCAGTTCACCTCACGGATATCCTTCTCAGGATCGTCCGTAAGTAGCACGCCACCAGGGACATTTCGGACAAGACCCCCAAGATCTACCTCGGCCCCTCGACGTGCAATCCACTTCTTATTCAGGACAAACTTAACATTGTCGATCCGCTGATTGGTAATTTCGTTGGACTCGTTCTGCAACTCCCTTCCCAGTTGAGGAATGCTGCTTGGCATGATCTTGTGAGTCTCAATAACCGCCGATCCCAACACGTAGGGTCGTTTCCCGTGGAAAACAACCTCAATCAGGGGTTTAGGGACAGACAGGAGTGTCACGTCCCCAAGCATATAGAATTCCCAGTCAATGTCAAACCGACGATGAATATGCCGTTGAACCCAAACAATCTCATAGTCCTTGATATCGGGACGATTTTCCGATGCTTGAGGGTCATCCTTGTTCTTATTACGGGCTACTCGGGTCGAATCCATGTACTGACCCATAGCCTGTTTGACCTGATTCAGGGAGACCGAGAGCCATTCACCGCTTTCAATCTTCTCCTTGAGGTCCATCACATACATCGGAATCATGTGGATCACATAAGGACTCGTCCCAATAGGATCCATCCAGGAAGCTGCAGGGTCAATCCGAAGATTCTCAATGGGTACCAACTCAACAACGGGTCGGTCGGTGACGTGTCGCTTCGGTTGGGAAGTAATAGTAGCTCGTGGTTTCTTCTTTTCTGGTCCGGGCTCGACAGGTTCCGCTCCTTCAGGGGTTTTACTTTGTTCGGGGTATTCTTCTTCCTCGGGCTCTTTGTCAACCGTAGCCGATGAGGCAATGGTAACTTCCTTGTACTCCCAGTAAATATGGGCACAAGCCACATTCACTTGTGCATCTTGCATTGCCCCCATCAGGAACTTGAACCAGTCAATGGACTTGGTGAGTCGGTACTGGATCAATTGCTTCATTAACTCGGCCGATGCTACTTCGGCCTTGTTAGATTCATCAACTGCCTTGAAACTTGCGGTGTCGATGTTGGAAAAGTATGCCGCTGCTGCTGCAGCCTCATTCTTCCGGATGACCGTTCGAATCTTTGGTCGGAAGATATGGCTACGTTTTTGATACGACTCCTGGACAAACTTACTGTCCGATGGGTGCATGTTGTTGAAAGCCCGAATGGAGTCTTCCCATTGCTTACGATAATTCTGATCAATATAAGTAGTGGAAAAACGGTATGCCTCACGAGCTCGCCGAACCCACCCCTCAAACTCAGGATTATCTTCAGGACCGTAATCCTGACCTGTCTGAGATGTGGGGGGCTGAGGATTCAGTTTTTGGTAAGTCATTTTTCTTCCCGGGTCAGAATATCCTCGTTTTCAGGGGAGTAGGGTTCCCCTGTATTTCTCTCCATCCCAATTGCCCTATCATCGTAAAGGGCCTGCATGTACTGATCCTTCACATTGGTAATTGGAAGAATCACCCCTAGATGTTTTGCCATCCAACGGCGAATGGCTGGATGAGGAAGTCTTGCGGTGAAAAGTTTTACATCCTTACCTTCCTTAATGAATTGTTTGACTCGATCCACCATGGGCTCAATAGGGTCCCCAATGTGCTCATCACCCTTGTACGTATCATAGTGGGCCAGGGTACCATCAAGGTCTACCCCTATCCAGGCCTTATTCTTTCTCTCATCAGTCACAATTCAGGTCCCTAAAAAATCGAGGGTCAGACCCCTCCAGGGTTTCAGCCATTCGACCATTCCATGGCTTATGTCGATCAATGCCAGCCCTTTCAAGCAGTTCCCCACCAGCCAGTACCGCTTTCTTGGCAAGGTCACTGGCACTGTAGGAATCGGAGTGTTTGATGATAAACCCGTAAAAGGTGGAGATGGCCAGGTTCTTTACAACTAGTACTCCACCTTGTACAGACACCATCCAGAGATGACCCGGATATTTCGAGGCTAAGGTATCACCAACTTCCTTAGCCTTCTCCATATCCAGGAGTTCACCTGGGCCTGCCTCCTCAAAGACTATAACCTCGTGATTATCCATGACTACCTCAGGGTTGAACCACAACACCAGCCGTCGGCGTATCCGCAATGGCTGTTGCAGCCGTCGCGGTATTGGAGGGATCGGCCGTGCTGGCTGACTGACTCAGGGCATAGTTATAGCCTGAATCCCAAACTGCACGAAGCGCTGCATAGTGGCTTTCTGGAACATTCAGCTTATAAATGTTTTCCAGGTCGTTGTCAGTCATCATCATTTCTCCTTACACGGTTAAAAATCAACGTACACGGCGGGCACTTATAAATCCTGTTGCGTTACAAGTACTAGCAGTAAATACCGCAAAACCCACCAAAAAAATCGTAGTCGTAGATGACAAACTAACTCTTGTGGTTGGAATAACTTGTGATTGCCCAAGTCCAGCTCCAGCCGTGAAGTTTCCGATAGATCGATTTGGGGCTGACGGTAGAGTGGCACTAACCGTATTAGCCCCAGAAGCACACTGAGTAATACTAGTTCCACCCGCCGGGAGGTATTCAATATTACCTCTCACATCCCAGTCACCGGCCGTCAAACTAATGGAGGTAATGTTTGCCCCTGCACCTGAAGACAACGAAACATTGGTACCTGTTGCAGTAATGTGTTCCCCTACACTCCCGGCATTGGCATTATTGTTTGTCGTAGTTCCAACAATGCCATTTGTCTGTGACGGGGTAATGGTTCCGGTAACTGTTACGGTCGTAAAAGACCCAGCTGCCGGAGTAGTTCCCCCAATAGGAGTGCTATCAATTGTACTACCGGTAATGGTACTACCGACCAGGGTAGCGGCGTTACTAAAGGCTGCCACATTCCCTGATTGCAAAACAAGCATCTGTCCAACGGTCCCTGACAGAAGAGTTCCTAACCCTTGAGAGATCAGTTGATTGACCGAAACTTTGACCGTAACAAGAGTGCCCCCTTGAATCTGGTCAATTACCGTAACCTCAGTACCTTGTAACGTTGCTGCTACGGGAAGTCCAGTTATTGTCGAGTCACCACTAGGATTTGACATAGCCTTTTCCCGGTTATCGAACTCGACGAGCTCGTATGAACCCGTTTACAGTACAGGTGCTGACGCTAAAACTAATCTGGGTCACCAAAAATACGGTTGTTGTACTCGCAAGACTAATACGAGTTACCATTGGCGATACAGCTGGATTTGTTCCCGTTCCAAGAGTGCCAGTAAGTATTGTTACACCAAGTCCACTAGTTATCGCCGGTATTACAGCCGATGCAGTATTGATAGCAACGCTAACTTGACTAAGAACGGTTGATCCAGCCGGCACGGCTACAATTTGCCCTGTAACATCCCAATCCCCCGCCGTCAAAGAGATCGAGGTTACGTTCGCTGCTACGCCACTGCTGACAGAAACGGCCGAAGCGTTGGCGGTTACATATTCTCCTACGCTACCCGCGTTTGAGCTGTCATTCGTTGTAGTCCCAACAATGCCATTTGTTGAGGATGGAGTAATAGTTCCCGTCGCTACAATAGTTGTGAATGAACCCGCGGCTTTAGTCGTGCCACCAATTACAGCATTATCAATGGTGCCACCAGTAATAGTCGGGTTATTCCCGAATGCGGGATCAGCACCAGTCACTCCCAGGAGCATTTGCCCCGTAGTACCCACAGCTGTCGGGGCAATGGCAGCTGTCCCTTCCCCAATCAAAACACCATGGGCGGTGAGGGTTCCTAATCCAGTACCCCCACTGGTTACTCCCATGGGGGTTGAGGCAGATAGGGTGGTGAAGACCCCGGTTCCGGGTGTGACAGCCCCAATACTGGTTGCATTGAGTCCAGTGAACTTGCCAGTTCCAGCAGTTATTGCCCCGATATTCACCCCATTAATAGAGCCACCCGTAATCACTGGATTAGCTAAGGCGCTATTGAGAGCAGGGGCTGTGAGTACTTGACCATTGACGAACTGAGCATTGGCACTCACCGAGAGTAGCAATGCTGCAAGAAAAGTAAAGAGTCTTTTCATGTTTATCCTAACTTGGAAGTCCCCAAAACAAAGGGGTTACCAAAGATATCCAGCAGTGTTGGGGTTTGAGGACGAGGAGATTGTTGGAACCGGATTTTCCACTTGGTAGCTTTACCATCAGCATCTTTCCCTTGCTGAACCAGGTGAGCTGGTGCATCTGGGTAAAAATTCTGAAGGATAATCGAATCAATGACAGTAGTCGCCGAGGCATATAGTCCAGTGACCCCTTTGTCCGTAGAGTCAAAGTCTCGGCCATTTGACCACTCATAGACGTCATGGTCATTTTCTGCCCACTCTTCCCCCCAAGCTCGAACAGCCAAATCCCGCTGAGTAATCTCGCGGTACGTAACCTTGTAGGTAATATTGGGAAGGGACTTAGCGACCATAGTCAGTTATACTCGGGCTCAATGTACGACCGTTCATTGCTGATAGGCGGGCGTGCACTCATGTCATAGATGCGACTAGCAGCGTCTACGAGATCCTTCAATGAACCGTACGGGAAATAATGCAATTGCATTTTAAATTCTTCCGTGAGGTTGTATTTTTTTCCTTCCTCATCCTTACGAATTATAGGCTGAGCAATCCGATAAGTCAACCCATCAGCTACCATTTCTCGCTGATACTTGGTCATGTTCTTCGGGTCGGTATGGTGGGGCAAGTAAAACTTGTGAGACCGAATGTCAGGGCCTAGTCGTTGAACTCGGTCGGTCTTAGCTCCCTCACCATCTCGAGGCCACTCAAGCTCAACGATCTCAAACTTGGGTTGACCCGGACGGTCCATCTGTTCTTTGAAGTAATCCATGTCAGCCTGGGCCCCAAACTTCTCATACCCAGCTCGGACCATCTGCACTCCAGGCATGCGAGACCAGCGCTTGTACATGAGGCTGAAGTGTTCCCACCGTTCCTTCAAGTCCATCCGGTGATTGAACCCATCCAGGAGATACTTATTCATCCCGTGGTCAACACCGATCACCACAACAGCGGTCTTCGCCGAGCCCCGTTTCTTGGACCGTGCGGGGTCACACAGAATATAGACATTCAGGGTTGCAGGACGCAACTCATAAACCATCAGGTCCTCAATATTGAACATCCGCTCCTTACCACCCAGGGGGTTCTGGAGCATCTGACAACTAAAAGTTGAAGGTCCTTGGACAATCTTCTTTTCATTCAGGAGTTCTTGAGGGAGGAAGACGGATGGCCCGTCGTAGGTACCGTCCTTGGTGGCAGGGTGAAGTCGAACTTGAACAGCTCCCCGATTGATGATGGTCTCGTAGGTGTCCCCAAAGGACCAACGAGTACCAATGTGCCACTTACGACCGCCCAAACTACCCAAGTTATCAGAGGTTTCCCAGGACTCAGTAGTCTTTGCAATTTGTTCCGGGGTGCTAACTGATTCCTTCACCACCACGTCATCATACACCATCAACCTGAAGTGCTTTGATGTGGGCTGACCGTCCACAAGACCACTAGCTTCAACAGTTGCCTCTTTAGGATTTGAGGTCCGTTTGACAACAATACCCTTATCTAGGGACCATAGGGGGGATTGACTACGGGGATTCTCGTATAGGATATCAGGGAACAGTTTCTTGAGTCGTTCATTCACCTGAAGCTCATTCCGAATCTGACCCAGAAAGGCCTTTGCAATTGGCGCTGTGTGAGAAAAAAGGCCTACAGTGATATTGGGATCACGCAATATTTCCTGGATAACCCCACCAAAGGTGATGATAGTGCTCTTATAGTGCTCTCGAGCCCAGAGATCCAGGTAACCGTCAGGGTCCTTCTCCACTTCCCGGCACCGATCGTAGAGCCAGGGGTGGAGCATGTCCGTTCGACCGCAGAGTTGAACAAGTAGAAAGTACCGATCCTCGAGCGCTAGAGCTCGAACCATCGGGACATTCGTTCCCTTCTTTGTTAGATCTTCCCATACCTCGAGGATTTCTTCAAAGGGAACGTTAAGAATATCGAGTGGTTTTGGTTCGTCCATAGTTTTTATACCAAAATGGCTGAACCCTGCAGTTCAGCCACTAGATTAACTCCAGGAAAGTTTACTTGTTTTCGGGCTTTGGCACAGCAGCGATTTGCGTAACAACAGCAGTCTTTCCTCGAATCAATTTACGGAGGGCATCAACTCCAGTCAACTCAACCTGAACAGGTGGAGCACCGTCATCACCTCCCACAACCACCGACTGAAGACGGGGATGGAAATATGGCGCCACGTTCTTCGCAATCTCACAGGCTTCAACCATACATGCCCCGGCCTGTTTCAGGTAGGACATCTTCTGGTCGTCATTACGACACATTTCCGCCTCTCCCATCAGTTCATCATAATCCTTGTACAGTCGACGCATGGTAATTACCATGACCTCAACTGGACTGACCCCCCCTTCGGTGAGTCGGTCAATGATTTCCTTGCTGGTTTTGGTCTTGCGAGTGCGCGCCATATTTTCCTCTTACTTCTCAGTAGCCCCCCGGAGTCTTCTTCTTGCCCTTCTTCATCGGGGACTTTTCTTTCATGGGTTCCTTGGGCATGGGCTTGTGCGGCTTTTTCATTTCCTTCTCCTTTCACTCAGCGGGTGTAAAATTGACGTAGAACTTGTCCCCAGGTTTGAACTGGCCGAACAGGGCGGGATTGGTGATCATGATCTTGCATTCAGCAGAAGGCGACCACTTGGCAAACGTATTGTCCTCATCGTTGCCATCCGCAGGGTATGCCTTAGCGGCGACAGCATGAAATTTCACCTGTTCACTGCTGCCGAACACTTCAACACTGCCGATTTGGAACTTCGCACGCATGGTGGTACTCATTAGTCATCTCCGTGGTAACCGTCATAACCTTGATAACCCGTACGAGGACCGTAGGTCTTGTGGGGACCGGGTTCTCCAGGGGCAATTGAGTTGAACAACCCCTCGGCCTTGAGGTGATGGACGAGGTCAGTGCGGAGTCGCTTCGCCTTTGCATGCATGATCGAAGCGTCCATTTCGAAATCCCCAGTGATATTCGGAGTGTGAGTCCACTCCTTGGGGGCACATTGATGGCAGTTGTTCCCTTTGGGATACTTCATAGTAGACTCCTGTGGATTCATGTATAACATACCATGAACTCGTGCATCTGTCAACTTCAAATCCCCCAATCTCGATCAAACAATTTTGGTTCATTCATCTTTCTCTTCACAAACTCCTTACAAGTATCCAGTGGGGGTAGATGATAGAACCTTTTAAGAATCCCTCCTATTCTCTTCCTAACAATTACCATCTCATTTGGGGCCATGGTTTTGAAGACCATCCCAAAGCTTACTTGATTCCCTCGATCATTTGCTCTGGTCCCCGAGGAGTTGAAGTAATCCCTATACAAAGCGTCTACCTGAACATAAGATTCCCATTTATCCCCTCCTCGAGTAGGAGTTCCTTGCATAAGTCGCTGTAACCACCATCCCAGAATAGGATTACTGTTTGCTGCAGTCAGAATCTTATTCTTTGTAATGGCCCCCGTATCAGGAAGTTTTCTTAGATTCTTTGTGATCTTGTAATTCTTCAGGTACCAGAGGAGAGATTCTGGGCCCTCATTTTCCATCTCAAACTTCAGGGCTTCAAAATAATCATAGTCTTCATACCGTTTATTTGATACGTCAATAATACAGAATCGACGTGCATTACCGCTAGCGGGAACTGCCCACACATCATTGGTGGCCATGATAACCCTGAGATAATTTTCCATCTCAAAGGAATCAACCCCCTTCGGTTCATAAGTAAGAATATCCCCCGTAATCATGTTATGAAGCACTTTCTCCTGTTGATGGTTCCCAGCCCAACAGGATTCGTCAGCAAACACCATTAGTTTATTGGCTAAATGAAAATTATGTTTTCCAAACAGGTGATTGGAGTTAGTAGAAACTGCTCCATAGGTCCCATACATCTTTAAGATATACTGTGCAAAGAGGGTTTTACCAATCCCCTGCTCTCCTTGAAGGATCAGAGCCACTCCAGGTCGGACCGTTGGGTTCTGAATGGCATCAGCTAACCAGTTAATCACATAGTCATATAAGGCCATGTCTTCAGAACAGATAACTTCCTTGATGTGATTTAGAAATAACTGACACCCCCCCTTATCGGGATTCTCATTAACAGGCCATCCCTTCCAAAGGTTGTATTCCATCTCCCTACAACCATCAGGGGCAAACACCATTCGTATGTAGTTCCTCCGCTCAGGAGCGTTTAGCCACACATCAAATTTAAGTTTGGGTTTTTTCTTATCCTCAACGATCTCTCCTTTATGACGGAACATGTCCCGAGCATCTGTAACCTTTAGGAATTGAGGGTGATTCAATGACCAGTAACCCCCATCCAGAAGAATCCGGGTTCGTCCTCCCAGGTTGATAACCCCAATTTCCTGGTTGAACTCGTGGACCATATTCAGGGACCTAACCCCCATCCAGTCGATCACGCGGGTTCCAATATCCGGGCCCAGGATATTCATGAGGGAAGGAATCCCAGGGACTTTCTCGTTCTTCTCGAGGCGCTTTTGCTGATACTCAGCCTTCAGCCTCATGTCCAGCTCTTCGTCCCCAGCTGCATCAGCAATTGCCCCGAGCCACTCATCAACGTAGTCAGGGTCTCGCTTCATGCGAAGCATGAGACCACACAGGGCTACGGCAAGTTCGTCCCGTTTTCCTGAGGCCCATCCGTGCCGGAGCACAAGTACTGCTGCGGCAAGATCTCCAACACGTTGATAGAGCTCGGTGGCTGGAACGTCACGAGGAGGAAACTGCTTCCATGCTTCGTCATAGAAGTTAATGGATTCACCTGAAGGGTGAATTGATCCAGGCCCAACCGTTTGAGCGCCGTCAGATCGAATTTCAAGGAGCATTCCTCCATCTTTCATCGGTGAAGCGTACTTCGTTGTCTTTGAATCCTTGACCGTGTACATGTAGTGGGATCGAGGCGCTGACTTGCGACCGAACACCCAATTGGTTCCAGGAAGGATTCTAGGCGCGAGTTTAACGGCCTCCGGGCAATCTAAATCAATATCCGTGAGATTCTGGGATGACCGGCCCAGAATAATCCCAATGTTGTAGTCGGTGAAAATACTCGCCGCTTCAACATTGGTGTAGAACTTTGTCGTCCAATCCTTTTCAACGGGTTTTTTGGAATGAGGATGGATTTTTGTTAGGGCTATCTTCCTCTTGAGATAATCGTATGCCATACGACTGCCGATGGCATCCCTGATCTGCACAACCGTCACGTTAGTCCCCTAAGAAAGTCCCGAGGGGATTAGTTAGTCTCTTCAAGCTGACGGGAGAATCGTACCGTTACCTTACCCCCGGAACCTTCAATCTTCACATCGCTGAATCGGCTAGCGATGACTTCAGGGATGAACTTGTCTTCGATAATCGCAAGGGTCTTGATCTTGCGGATGGTGGACGGATGAAGCCAGCATGCGAATTGCACCAGGCCCTGTTCCTTGTAACGTTCAGCTGCTGTCTTTGCTTTGCTCATGACTTACTCCAGTTAGTCAAGTCCTGTTTCAGAGGGTGCGGATAGAATCAAGTCGTGAGCTTCCAGGAAAGCATTGGCCAGAGCCCTGCGCCGTGCAGGGGACTTCGGCAACCAGAAGGTCACAGCGCTACGGTCGTCATCCTCGGGGGGATGATGCAGTCGTTCACTACTGTGGAGAATGAACTGGACCGCATGGTACGTTACCTCGGTATTGCTTTCCTTAGCAATCAGGATAACCTCATCGGTCAACTCTTGGCTATAGACATTGATTCTCATTGCTTTGCCTTCCTATCCAGGGATTCGACTGCGGCAACGGCGAGAGCCGCGATCTTGATGAACATTTCACGGTCACTTTTGGCCTGTTCAACCGTCCCAGTATGAGGGGTTGTCCTTTCAACCTGGTGAGCCATGTAATCAATCCAGTCCGAGGTTTCATGCGTATCATCATGCTCGGGACCGCCCCACTGCATGTCTTGACGCTTGCGCTCGGTGATAACCTGGCTGATCACAACGACGTCTGGGCTAAGCTTGTTGGTCATGATTGTTCCTTATTGTCAGGGTCTTTCGGTTCCAGTGTGGGAATACGGATTCGATGGGCTTGATGACCGTCGGTATCCATACTCGGGTCACGGATATACTCAATGGGATGCTCATTACCGGCTTCATCAACAATGACGTCTTTCCCGTCTTTGCGAATGATCCTGTACCTGGGTTTGGTCATTCCTTTTCTCCTTGTTGAACAACGATTATATTGTATCGCATCGCGCGATCTTTTTCAACTACTATATTTCATTTAAAACTTTTTAAAAGAGGTTGAAAAAATTTTCTGTACCCAACTTTTTGGTGAAATAGAAATTTTGTCAAAAAAATCCTGGGGGTCGACTTGTATACAAACTTTGCATACAAAACTTGCGTACCGACTTTGCATACAATCCTCGCATGCAAAACGTGTATGCAATCCTCGCGTGCAATGTTTGTATGCAATTCGTGTGTGCGATGAATGCATGCAAGGATTGCGTACAATATCGCATCGTGAACTTGTAACATCACAACATTTTTTTCGTACATCATATATTATTGAAATACACAAACGATGTTTGTGTGATTCATGTTCATTAACAACGAAACGACACACGACGCGCATGCATCGCGCATGACGCGCGTGATCGTTCAACAACTGGATATCATCATGACGAAACGCAATCAACGCGCAAACGCACGCAACAACGAATCGAACGTCACAAACGACGATGCGCACGTGCATATCGAAATGAACGTCAATGACGACGCGTCGCACGATATTGTGCACGATGTCATCAACGCGCAAATCGATGCACAAATCGATGATGCAAACGACAACGCAACGTCAACGAACGTTGTGACGTTGAAACACATCATTGCAATGCACAAAATCAAATGTGACGCAAAATTGATTCGTCGCGTGTTGCGCAAATATTATGCGTCGAAAATCAATCATCAATTGCGCGATGCGTGGACATTTCACGAATCGCAAATCGATGATGTCGTTAAATTGATCGACACGCATTGTCGTTCAATGAAATCGTCGACAAACGCATAATCATTATCAACAATATCAAACGCGCGACACGTCAAATAAACGTGTCGCGTTTTTTATTATGTCATACGAAAATTTCATGCACGATTGCATCGTGCATTCGTCAATCATTCGTGTTGCAATCGTCGCATCGTTTTTGAATATGACGATCGATGAATTGATTCACGATTGTTTTCATAATGAATTTGACGAATTTGAATTTTATTCGTCGAATGATTTCAACGATTTCGTTGATTTCGTATATACGAATTACGTGCATTAATCATGACGATCGATGAATATAACGAATTATTTCATGCAATTGAAAAATTGCATAATGACATTGACAAATTAATCAACGATCAATCGATCGAATCACAATTCGATTTGTTGTATCAAATGATTGAAAACATATGTGACGACACATAACGCATACACAAACCCTAACGCACATCAAATCGATGTGCGTTTTTTATTGCCTATTTCCCACGCCCATCCCACATCCACACTTCAAACCCATCCGGCCGCCCCACCTATCTCCCACCCGACTTCCCGCACCGCACCAAATCTGCAACCCGCTGTGCGGCTCAGCCGCCCTTTCCAAAAACCGCAATTCATGTGGCAGAGCCATTTCAAAAGCTGAGCCATTGAAGTGGTTGGACCAACCGCTGCGGGCCGGCTAACCCAACTGTGTGGCCAATGATAAGCCCGCAACGCGGGCAATCATTTCATTGGGCCGCAATCATCATGCGGAGAATGTCGGTGACAATCATGATATGTGAGCCGTTGTAATCAACATCGTCATCCCCGGACAGGTCGTATTTTTCCCAGGTCGGCATCGGGTCAGGGATGTTGTCATACTCCTCGGAAATTTTCACGGCCTCGTCATCAATGATATCCAGGGTGTTGGAGTGGTCGATGAACACAGTATCATCAACAATTCGGAGACCAGCCTCGGTCATGAATTGTGCGAATTTTGTTGTGCAAGCCGTTGCAAGGCCGAGGAATTCATCCCAACGTTCGTTTTCATCATCAACAAAAAAACCCAGGTCCTCGAGTTTATCAATGTTTTTGATTGCAAAGTCGAGGAATTGTTGTTTCGTAATAACGGTCATTTCATACTCCAGGATAAATCGTTGTTGATGATTTATTATATCAAAAATTTTAAAAAGTCTTACCGTAAAAAATGAAAAGTGGACCGGCTGCGCCAAGCGGACGGACCAACTCTACGGCTTGTTAGACGGACCGTCCAATCCAGGGTGGAACGGCTTAACCGCTGAGACGGACCACCCAATTAGACGTGCGGCAGCCATTTGAAAAGCCGAGCCACGTGGACAGTTTTGAGTTTGGTTGGACGGCCCACCCACTTGGGTTACGGCCAGACAGGGAGTTTGGCTTCGGCGGGAGGCCGGTGGACGGCCCGAGTGCTTGAGAAAAAAAGCTCCCGAAGGAGCTAAACACCATGACGAGTGGTAGGATGACTAGGGTTTGTTAGCCGCAGATATAACAGCCGACGAGGTCCTCAGTAATTTCTTGAATTTGTTCGATTCGAGGTTCAGCTTGCTTGCCAAAGACGTCACCGAGGTGAATAATCATCGATGAGGCTGCGTCAATCGCAGATTTACAATCCTCACCACAAGGTGAATCGAGGGGAATACTTGCAAAATCCCCGTTCGGATCGTCAAATTGTGCGTCAACTTTTTCACGAAAATATTGAGCTACATTCATGATTTATCCTTGTTTTAAAACGTTTTGATGATTAATTATATCTTGAAGTCGATCTTTTTAAAACTTTAATTTTTCTTGCTTGAGATAATCTGTGCTAATCTTTTTTCTTGTTTTTTAGCGGTTGGAGCTTGTTTTTGAGATAATCTGCTAAACTAACCGGGTCAAAAAAAAAAATATGTGTTTTTTTCGACGTGTCAATACATGCCCAGCAAGTAAGACATAGAAAAGAGCCCTTTAGCCCTTGCTTTCCATACTCTCTTTTTATCATTGTTTTATATCTTAAATTTTAATTTTAGTTTATGTTAGATTATCTCAAATATATCTAAATCATTGATTTTAAATGAAAAAAGCTGAGTCTATCTTGTTCCAAACTAACCCAATCTTTTCCTCCATCATCAATGTTTATAACGCATTCCAGTCATCCCCAAGATTATCTCACAAAAATCAAGGATAAATTTCAGTTGACCCAAGACCTTGGTCCTTGTACAATGACAATGCAACATCAATCGTCTTGGTATCACTCTCAGAACCCCACCCATGAAAAACATCAATCTCTACAATCGCCTCGGTATTCTCCTTAACATCCTGGATTCTCAACCTGAAATCAACGTATCACATGCAATGATCGATCGCACGGATACGACAGCATGCCTGGCGATCGAATACACGTGCCTTGGAGACGCTGGAAAGCGCTGGGTGATACGCGCATATACATCATCCCCCCAAATTTCCGTATGGGCCGGTTTTCACGATGAAGACAACAGCGATGACGACCCCGAAATCAACTGCGAATCTTGCCTCGAATTTGAGATTTGGCTCCACAAATTCCTGGAGAAATAAATGCCCAACACTCACAACACTTACGTCATCACTGTCTATCATGATGGTGACAATGGAGAAGCCTTCATCGAGATGGAGGTCCGAGCCACATCATACGAGGCAGCCATAGAGATAGTACGACTCGTCATCCCTGACTCGGATCGGTTCGGAATTTATTAAACGTTTCAAAACATCCTTTTTAAAATAGTATGAAAGATTTTGGACAGTGGCTGGCCGATGCTGGCAAAGGCGAGACAGAGGAAGTTGACGACACCATTTACTTGACTTGCATATCATGCGGTAGAACTGAATACGTTTCCTTGGCTGAATACGAGAACGGTGACACCGGTTGGCTCGTCGATCTCGAATCGGGTGAAGGATTGTGCGGCGGAGGACAATTTTGCTTGCCTTGAATGAAATAGCAGTTTCAAAGCGGCAAGAGTTCACATACAATACATATGTAACGTGAATAGGAGAACAACATGAAATTGCATTTCACTGAATCTGGAGAACCCTTCGTCTTGCATACAGCTGGAACTGACGACTTCGGAAACGCCTTTTACATTAACTTCATCAACGAAGAGTTCGATTCTCCCCAGGCTATCCGGAGAATTCGCAAAGAACACACTGTTGTCAGTGAAGACACTTACGATCACGCGACAAGAGGTGAAGTGCGATGCGATTGCGTGACAGGCGAATACCCTTCCACCACCACGGAGCTATAAATGAACGAGACCATTGTTTTCGACACGCCCGAGGACATTTCTTACGCACGACTAGCAGCCCTGAAGGCCTCAGTCAAACTTGAAAAGGTTGGGATGAAAATGTCCCGAGGCCCGTCGCGCACGTCCATCGCACGCAAGGAATTCGGCTTGAAGGCACGAGCCCCTCACGACGAGGTAATCGCTGCGATCCAGGCCAAAATGGACGCGATACTTCAATCAGTAACGTTTTAAGGTCGAAACAGGGCTAGTCCCTGTCTGCACGTCATGCGTACACTGACGAGACCAAGGAGAACAACATGCCTCACATCAGCAACTATATCGACTGCACCCCCATTAAGGGCTATCGCCAAGTGAGAGTGGGAAGGCGAGATGGAGTTACTTTCGCTCGACTCCATCGCTACATTTCCTTCAACGACGTGGTGTGGTGCTAACATGACCAAAGTCAAACGTCTCCTGCGCATGTGCGGCATCAACGCCACGGCCCTGTATCTCAAGAACCGTGGCTACACTCCCGAACAAGCTATCACCCTGATGTTTCGATAGGAACAACCATGAGTGCCTTTTTTCTTGCTCAAATTTCCCGAGAAGAGCTTGTCGCCGAATTGGCTTGGCGTGAAGTGATGATCACTATGGAAGCCGCAGCCGAGGACAATGAGCCAATGTCCCAGCTGGAGGCCATCGCCGAAGTCATTGACTTCATCAACGACGATGGTTACGCGCTCAAGGACGAAATCATCGATGCACTCAACGAGATGAAGAAACAGCTATGAAAATCAGCCGAGTGTCCCGATTCACCGGGAAAACCCACGAAATGGAACTGCCCATCACTCAAAGGCAGATCTACCGATTCAACAACGGGGAAATGGTCCAGGACGTATTTCCCGATCTCACTCCTGGGCAACGCGAGTTCATTCTCACCGGCGTTACTCAAGAAGAGTGGGATTTGTTTATGAAGGAAGAAGAATGAAACGGGCTCGAGCAGGAAAGCGTTTCTTTTATGCCATGGGACAACAGGACAGTGCCCGAAACAATTGGTACGGTAGTACTGGGGTCAAGGGTTTTTGGAGATTGCCTGATTGGGCACGTGATGCCTACATGGGCGGATTTTTTGGCTGGTAAGGAGAACTGAAATGGCAATCTCAAAAGTTAAACGACAGCTATTGATCAAGGCCCGAGAACGAATCATATGGGGTAAAAACGACCTCATTTGCTACGCGCTCATGGATGCTGCTAGAACTCAGGAGGAACAACACGCCTCTCACCTGTTAAGGAGTTATATCTCTCAACAGTTGGGTGGTGGCTGGATGAGACTTGAAATCTGGCAACGGGAGAACGGTTATGGTAACCGTGACAGGCATCAGGTAAAACAAGACCGAATCAACTGGATCAGTTGGATGTTAGGAGAACTGGAATGAAATTGACCGAATGGTATCCCCCTCATATCAAGCCCGCTTACGTCGGGTATTACCAACTTTCCCGATCAGGAAGTGGAGGGAGGGAATTGGGTTTTCAAGGAATCCCACAATGGTGGGACGGTAATCAATGGTGCCACGGCGTTGACCCCTTGTGGCCCCTATGTTTCCAGAATAGGGAATGGCGAGGCATGGAGAAAGAAGAATGAAAGATTCACATTTCAAGACGCCACGAACACTACGTGAGGCGTTTGGTGAAGATACACGACTTGGGGATAAGTTTCGCTCAGGGTTGGAATGGGCAGGGATTCTCCTGATTGGAGTTCTCATTGGGCTAATGCTTGGCTACAGAGGTTAACATGACACATCCAGACATTCTGATAGAGATTGACCGCGAAACGGAAACCCGCTGGATCACGTATGGCGAGAATCACTATCCCTTTCAGGAAAAAGGAGGTCGTGAAACCTACGCAGAACAAGATCCTGGACGTCTCGTGCATTATGGCACTGATAACGAGGGTTATTGGGAGTTTAAATTCTGGAAATAATTGGAGTTATATTCGGCGAGACTTTCAATTACAATATCAATGTGCGCGATGCACGAACAAACTGGAGTGAACATGAAGCTGAACGCAACGAACGCCGGGGCTTACCTGGTGTGCCATGACGATCAAAATAATTCCTACCTGCGCCTGGAATCGGTCACCGATGGCGGTATTGTCTGGTATCAATTCACAGACACTGGCTGGGAAGCTATTGATAACGGTCCCCTCGTCAAGACTCTCGAAACCAGCATTTCCGAAACCGTGGAAGGAATGTAAATCATGAACCAAAAGAAAGCCAAAGAACTGCGTCGCGCAGTGCGTTTTGAAGGTCTCGATCCCCGAGCCGTGAAGCCCGTGTTGATCGGCGCGCAATTCATCCCAGGAAAGCCAAGTCTCGTTCCTGGCCTGACACTCGCAACTCCCGGGTGCCATTTCCTGGGGCAACGTTCCCTGGATCCGAGCTGCGGTCGTTCGATTTACCAACAATACAAGAAGGAGGCAGCATGAGCGAAACCAATCAAAAGAAGCAAAAGGCATCGAAGCCCCACAAGCCCAGCAAGGGCGAGCGTCGGTCGTCGATGAAGACCAGCGGTTTCAAGGGGGCATTCGTGCCCAGCATGAAACACGTGAAACCGGGGTACTCGTCCAAACAAGCTGCCAACCTGCATCGTTGGCTGTTTGAACAATCCCGAAGCGCTGTTCAAGCAACGGAGTAGCGACGATGCCCCAATTCGCAGTGATCATTCATACGGAACTCAGCAAGGAACCCGTCCGATTCACGTGCATTGCCAAGGACTCCTTCGAGGCATTTGAAAAGGCCAAACAGGCCTATCCCTTGTGGAAAAGCCTGATGTTGGAAACAACCATGGTCCCGACGATCGATTGGGACTTCGACGGAGAACAATGATGGATCAAGAGATCAAAGCCAAATGGGTTGTTGCCCTTCGGGGCGGTAAATACCAACAAGCTCGTTATCAACTCCGACATGACAACAGGTATTGTTGCCTCGGTGTACTCTGTGACGTTCAGGGACTTAGTCAAAGCAATCCTCTCTGGCAAGAAGCTTATCCCCTCCCTAATCTTCGGGGGGACATGTCCTTCCAGGACATGATGAAACTGTCCTACATGAACGACCACCATGATAGCAAGTCCTTCAGCGAAATCGCTGACTGGATTGAGGAGAACCTGTAACATGGGCAAAAAACAACAAAATGTAGTCCAACTGTTCAAGGATTTGGTTCCCCGAGCTCCATTCATTGACACCCCCCGACGAAAGTTGGCTCGGGAACGCAACTTCTGCAAACGGATCCTCAATTGCATCGAGTCCCTCGGCTTGTTCATGAGGAACAACAAGTGGCTGGGGGAGGCTCAATATCTCCAGCTAATTCGAGCAGTCAAGACGGCTTCGTACTCGGTTGATTCCAACTGGTACGAGAAAATCGAAGCCCTCGAGAAGAGAGAACGACAAGGAAAACGGAAATGACTGAAGATGAGGCAAAACGATTTCCCATTGGGTCAACGGTAAGAATTGCCAATTACCTCAACGATCACCATGGGAAACAAGCTGTTGTCCTTCACCATCAAAAACGAGTTGGTGGTCCTAGATCTTGGATAGTAGTACTCGATAACGGAACCACCTGGAGTCATCGGGATTCATTGGAAATCGTGAATCCAGGGACCGCTCAACAGTCCGATGTTGACAAATGGTTCGACGAGCAACTCACGAAAAAACCCGAGACCCAGAAGGAATGGCAACCCGATAAAGAGATTGATTGGGAATCCCATAAAGGCTTCATGAGGGGGTTGTAATGCAATTCACCGGGAAAAACCTGGTGATGGTATTGTGGGCCTTGAACGATGCTATCGCCGAGGTTCACAATCAAATCGCCACCTGCCCTGACGTTATCCACCACGCTGATGCCATAGAGGAATACGAGAAACAAGAATTGGAGTACACAAAGTTGAAGAACAGGGTTGAAAAAGGGTGTAGGAAACTTGGATTGATTGAATAGGAGAACGAAGATGAATGAATGGAACGATGAAGGACACATTGCAAATCAGCAATATCAAGCATCCATGCAGGCAGCCTCATCAGTTAAGGTCATCTCAAAAGGACCATCAACACTTGGGGATGCAATTGACAATCTCGAGAAGGCCATCAATGGGGCCCTAATGGAACTGGAGACTTTGGGAGACGTGATCAAGCCTATCTTGATTGATGATCCTGATATCGGTAAGACACCAGGAGAAAATCGCTCCATAGAGCCTGGTTCCCCGATGACTCAACGTATAAGAGGCCTGTATGAGTTGGTAACCCACCTCAACAGGCGAATTTGCGAGATGAGGCGCCACGTCAACGTTTAGGGAAAATAGCGGTTGAATAGTCTTGCTCCCAGGGATATAATACAAACATGCGCACTCGTTGATCGATGCGCATGTTTCCCTTACGACTGGAGCTAATAATGGATCGCGAAAAAGCCCTCAGCAAGATTAACAAGCTCATGAACCTGGCCAACAATGAGGCCGCGTCCGAGGGCGAGGTTGACAATGCCCTGCGTCAGGCTGAAGCCTTGATGCGCAAATTTGCCATTGACATGAGCGAGGCCCTTCAAACTGGGAAAAAGCCCGCGTTTGACTGGCAACAAGATTCGACCTATTTTGGTCAAGGCAATAAGTCCAATCCTGTCTGGTATCAATGGATGGCTGTTGCAGTTGCTGATTTCACTGATACCATTGCTTCAAACATAAAGGATGTGCAAGGAGCTGGTGTCAAGTTCCGTGGCCATTCCGATGATGTGGTATTCGCCACCTGGCTGATTGATTGCCTGAAGGAACAGCTTCGTCGAGCAACGCGAGATGCCAAGTGCGGCTCCCCAGAGAACCGTGAGACCTTTCGCAAGGCATTTGCGCGAGGTGTGGTCATAAAAATCCGTGACATCCGAAAGCAACGGGACCAGAAACTCCCTGGTAATGCCCTCGTTGTGGTGAATACCAAAATCGTTGAGCGAGATGCCCACTTTGGTGAAGCAAAGTACAGGACCTCAAAGGCACGTACGATTGGCGATGCAACCATCTACCAGAAGGGAATTGAAGCAGGAAAGAATGCTTCGCTTCACAAGCCCATTACGAATCAATCGCGCCAGGCGCTGAATTAAGGAGTCAACAATGAAAACAATCCTTATCCTAACCCTTTTCCTAGCCGCTTGTGGGGGAGGGGGTGATGATAGCCCTCAAACGTCCCCAGAGGTTCCCAAGTATCATGTGGTTGAGCCCACAACAGCACCAGCAAAGCCCGATTGTTCAACGACTTATCCTTGCGGGAAATGATCATGGAAGAAAAGGTTCTCATTGGGATATTGTTCTCCCTGGCTGCTGCCCTCGTTGTCTACACCTTTTGCATTGCTGTTTTGGGGATGTGAAATGTCCAAGTTTCAAGAACTCAAATTGCTAGCTTTCGCCGCGTATGTCCTGGGATGTGGACTGCTGGTGAGTGCCACTTCTTACTTCATTGTTTCGGGGTTCCTGGAATGAAGCGCAAATTCACGCACCATAATGCCTGGCAACCTGAGGAAATCAAGATCCTTGAGGAAAACTGGAACAACAGAGTCCCAATCAGGATGTGGGCAGATCAGATCCCGGGTCGGAATTTGTCAGCCATTATCTGCAAGGGTCGGCAACTTTACGGGGCTCGAGCATTAGCCGAGAAGAGTGAGTGCTTGACCTGGAGAGCCATCAAACAAGTGATGAAAGATGGTAACCTTCGATCAGCGCAGGAACTGGCCGGGATCACCAAGTTGAACCAGGATTTCATCTTCCGCCAACTCCTAAGTCACAGTCCTGATGAAGTCCACATCAAGGATTAC